CAGGGTGGTTTGATACAGCATCCTGAAGATTACAAAGATGAACCTGTACAACAGACACAAAAGGTGTATTATTAGTTATGGAAGAAACATACCAAGAAGTTATTGACGCATACAATCTTAGTTCTGAAAAGAAACAAGGTATGTCCTTGACGGATTACATAAAAAGAAATAATATCAAAATTAAGGATATTGATACAACTCCAGAAAAAAAAGCTGGCGGAGGAATGATGAGATTAAATTATGCAATGGGTTCGGATGATATTCCAGAAGTGGAAGAAGAATCCTTAGAAGAATTTAGAGATTTATTAAAGTCACTAGGAGCACCTACAGAGAGTAAAGAATCAGGCATCAGGAGTCTTAAAAATAAAATGGTATCTAACAATGCCAATGAAAGATTATTGGAACAATTATATGAACAGTTTTTAGATGAAGGTATGTCACCTGAAGAAGCAGCAAAAGCAGCAAGAAAAAGATTTATGGATATGAGTGTAAAAAGAAAAGCTCCATCAATTAAAATGGCAGAATACAGACCAGGTGATTATGATCCATTGATTGTTGAGGAATATGAAAAATATAAATTTGATGCTGAAGAACAAGGTCAACCTGTAATGTCTATTGATGAGTTTTTAAGAATGGAAAGAGCTGGAGTTATGGGTGGTGGTATTATGAGAAATATGTATGCAGCAGGAACACCATATGAAATGATGGATGGTAAGAAAAGAGAAATAAATTTACCTGAAAAATTTTATGATAATCCTTTTGATGCTAGAGAAGCTGGTGATCTTGAAGATAGAGCGATGTATAGAGATATGGCAAAAACGGATATTCCTGTTAAGAAAACAAATAATTCAATCGATTTAGATGTTGAAGCAATTAAAAAATTAATTGAAAAAAAGAAAAAAGAAAAAGCAAATAGAGCTAAAGGCGGTATTGCAGGAGTACTGTAATGCCTGATAAACCAATTCCAAAACCATACACAGCTGAACAATTTAAAAAATCTGCAGATACTTTACTGCAAGGTATTTATGGAACAGGACCTTCTTCTAATAATTATCTTATAGGTTTAATTGAAGAAACTTTAAATAAAGGTGTTAAAGAAGGTGCGATCACAATGGAAGAAGGATTAGATTTTATTAAAGAAAGAAAAAAATATTATGACACTGAACTAGGTAAACAAGATCAAGAAATTAAAAAAATGCCACCATCTTATAGAACTGAAGTGGAGGGTAGAACTAATTTTTTAGAAGGTGGAGATACTAAGTACAACGTGATGGTAACTGAAATGTATATTAAATCTGGAGGCCAAGAAGGCACAGGTATGGATATAGATACGTTTGCAAAAAAATATTTTCCAAAGATGGCTAAAGGTGGACGTATTGGTTTTGATAAAGGCACGATGCCTGAATCCGAAAGATGGATGCGAGATTATTTCTTCAGTGGTAAAGGTGGTTATGATGACAGAATGTCATATAAAGAATTTGCTTTAGGCCCAGGACAAGAGTTATTTAAAAGGTTTAACAAGAAAAACGGCGGTAAGATGTATGGCAAATACGCGAAACAAATCTTATCATCGTAAAACATCAGGCCCTCCTCCAAAGTCAGGACCTACACCACGGGGGTTGAAATATAAATATAATACTGTTAAAACAGTCAGACATACGGAGAAAACAAATGGCAGATAATACAATAGATAAGGCTCTACCAAACGAGCCTAGAAAAGAAGTTACGCTTCCAGGTCAAGAAGAGATTCAAGAAACTTTAGTAGAAGAAGTATCTGAAGAATTAGAAAAACCAGGCGACGTTGAAACTATTCAAAACGAAGATGGATCCGTTGATATTAATTTTGATCCAAACGCTGCCTCTCCAGAAGGTGGCAGTGACCACTATGCAAACTTAGCAGAATTTTTACCTGATGATGTTTTAGGTTCTTTGGGTTCTGATTTAAATCAAAAGTATATGGATTATTCTATGTCTAGAAAAGACTGGGAAAAAACTTATACACAAGGTTTAGATTTATTAGGATTTAAATACGACAATAGAACAGAACCGTTTCAAGGAGCTTCAGGTGCAACTCATCCAGTTTTAGCTGAAGCTGTTACACAGTTTCAAGCTTTAGCATACAAAGAATTATTACCAGCAGATGGTCCTGTTCGAACACAAATTTTAGGATTACAAACTCCTGATAAAGTTCAACAAGCATCTCGTGTAAAAGATTTCATGAACTATCAAATTATGGATCAAATGAAAGAATACGAACCAGAATTTGATTCCATGTTATTTCATTTACCACTTGCAGGATCTACTTTTAAAAAAGTTTACTTTGATGAAGTAGAGGGTAGAGCAGTTTCTAAATTTGTACCTGCAGATGATTTGGTTGTTCCGTATACGGCTACCTCATTGGACGATGCGGAAGCAATCATTCACAAAGTAAAAATTTCTGAAAACGAATTACGAAAACAACAAGTTGCTGGATTCTATAGAGATGTAGATTTAGCTTCTCCACAAGACAAAGAATCTGATGTTGAGAAAAAAGAAAGAGAACTTGAAGGAGTAACTAGAACTAAAAATGATGACTTGTATACATTGTTAGAGTGTCATGTAAATTTAGATTTAGAAGGTTTTGAAGATACCGATCCACAAACTGGTGAACCATCAGGAATTAAAATTCCATACATTGTAACACTAGAAGAAGGATCAAGAGAAATTTTATCTATTAGAAGAAACTATGAAATAGGAGATCCAAAGAAAAATAAAGTTCAATATTTTGTGCATTTTAAATTTTTACCTGGACTAGGTTTTTATGGTTTCGGTCTAATCCACATGATTGGTGGACTGTCAAGAACAGCGACCGCAGCTTTAAGACAGCTCTTAGATGCGGGAACGTTATCTAATCTGCCAGCTGGATTCAAGATGAGAGGAATTAGAATTAGAGATGATGCACAATCTATTCAACCTGGTGAGTTTAGAGATGTCGATGCACCTGGTGGAAATTTAAGAGATTCATTTATGATGTTGCCATTCAAAGAACCATCAGCAACATTATTACAATTAATGGGTGTTGTAGTAGGTGCAGGTCAGAGATTTGCATCGATTGCAGATTTACAAGTTGGTGATGGCAATCAACAAGCTGCAGTTGGAACTACAGTTGCTCTTCTTGAAAGAGGCAGCAGAACAATGTCTGCAATTCACAAAAGAATTTACTCAGCTCTTAAAAATGAATTCAAATTAATGGCTAGAGTATTCAAGTTATATCTACCTCAAGAGTATCCGTATGATGTAGTTGGGGGCCAAAGAATGATTAAACAAACAGACTTTGATGATCGAGTAGATATATTGCCAGTTGCTGACCCCAACATTTTTTCACAAACACAGCGTATTTCCCTCGCTCAAACGGAATTGCAGCTGGCAACTTCAAATCCACAAATGCATAATATGTATCAAGCATACAGAAATATGTATGAAGCGTTAGGTGTAAAAAATATTGATTCTATTTTAGTTAGACCAATGCAACCAACACCAAAAGATCCTGCGTTAGAACACATTGATGCATTAGCAGGTAGACAGTTTCAAGCTTTTCCTGGTCAAGATCATAGAGCACACATTACAGCACATTTAAATTTCATGGCAACAAACATTGCCAGAAATAATCCAATGGTAATGGCAAGTTTAGAAAAAAATATTTTTGAACATATTAGTTTAATGTCTCAAGAACAAATTGAATTAGAGTTTAGAGATGAATTAATACAACTACAACAGATGCAAATGATGGCACAACAAAATCCACAACTACAACAACAAGTTATGATGCTACAACAAAAGATTGAAGCAAGAAAAGCACAGTTGATAGCTGAAATGATGGAAGAATTTATGCAAGAAGAGAAGAAAATTACTTCACAATTTGACAATGATCCAATTGCTAAACTAAGATCAAGAGAATTAGACCTTAGAGCAATGGAAAATGACAGAAAAGCTAAAGATGCTGATGAAAGATTGAACCTTGATAAAATGAGAGCGATGATGAATCAAATGAATCAAGAAGATAAGCTTCAACAAAACGAAGAATTAGCAAATTTAAGAGCTGATACGTCTATCGAGAAGACAGTTTTAAGTAAAACTCTTCCAAATGCAAAAGATATGATGCCAAATATTAAAATTATGAGAGGCGGAGACTAAAAAATGGATAAAAAACAGAAAAAAGTTGCAAAAGTAATGAGAGAGTTTAAAAAAAAGAAGCTTTCTATCGGAAAATCTGATAAAAAAGTAAAAAATCGTAAACAAGCGATAGCAATTGCTTTGAATGAAGCAAAAATAAGGAGAAAAAATGGAAAAACTAAATAAAATAACTGATGTAAAAGTTGGTGAGCAACAAGTTGAGATTGATCCAAGATCAAAAACTTCTGCTGACAAAGCTTATAACTACATCAGCACTGGTGGACCTGAAGAAGAAGTTCAAGGTCAAGGTGCAGTGTTAACTGAGAAGAAAAGAAAATCTAAAGCGTACTAATTATGTGGTTATCGGCAATAAAATTAGCCGT